CGAAATATATGAACGTTGATTAAAGGAATTTCATATTTATTATATTTATTCTCACTATATAACTCATATCTATCTATTAGTGTCATTTGAACCGGTGGTGATGCAACAATTGCTATTCCAACTCAATTTCAAAAATTAATTACTCTAATAAAATCATAAGAAAATAAAAATATAATATTAATTTTTAATAGTGATACTACTATCATTAAAGTATGTTTTTTCTAACAATTCTTTCTTTTCTTCAATGATTGATAAGTGTGATTGTTGTTTTTCTACATAACATGTATATGCTTCAAGTTCATCAATTACATCTTGTGGCAGTTCAGATAAATTAATAAAGGTTCCGTTTTTATTTTCATTTTTTTTAATATTTTTAAATTTATTTAATATTTTCAATATTTCAATTTGATGATACTTTGACATATTTTCTATGCGTTCTTTTAATTCATTATGTGTATTAGAATTTACCATTTTATTAAAAACGGACAAATAACTAGAGAATAATAATATATTAATAATATTTTTATATTTAACTAATTTATAAATATTATATTATATTATTAATGAATTATATTATTTATTAAACTACAACGTTAAGACTTTATAATAAGTTTAGGTTTGATTATTGTTTTTGGTCGTAGTATTTTTTGTTTCATAGGGGTAGGAGTAGGGTTTAATAGTTCAGCAATAATAGAAATATACTTATCATTTAATTCAAACCTTTGACCAATGACACGCACATTAATTTCGTCATCTTCTTTTACTTCTGAAAAATAGGTTGACATATAATGATGATCGCGAGCAATAAATATAACAACAGGATTAGGCGTTTCACTTGTTTCCGCACGAATGCCTGCTTTTGTAATATTTCTCGCAATACAATTAATGTGCATACCTTCTACTGGCGAACATATCATGCATTCAAACACTACATTAAACTCAACATTATCTGCTTTTAATATACCACTGGAATAGGTCATGATTTTTATAGATCCTGATTTAACGAATCCTTCCACAATACATTTACCCTCAACATTTGAAGAAATCTCTTTTTCAATTGTTTCTTGTAACCGATTGCCGATATAAATAATATTAATACTTATTTTGCGCGTAATAAGCGAAGTTGTATAAATCCCTGTTTCTTTTTTAGAAAACGAAGAGGGTTTAAATTGGTTCGTCATTGTTCCAGTAGACATTATTGTATATATTATTGTATATATTATTGTATATATTATATCTATATAATAATATTAATTCAATTTTTATTTTAATATGACAATTTTTCAATATCAATTAAATTTGATTCGGTTGGTGTTAAAAACCATCGTTTTTTATCCTTTTTTATAGAATCATAATAACGCAACATAAATTCCTGTTTACAGCATACTAGTTTTTGTAAAATTGTAGTATTTTGTTTATAAGGCATATTTTCTTTACCAGATAATATAAGGTTAAGTATTATTATCGCATCTATTTTTGTGGATTGGTCGCATCTGGTTCCTTTTGCTCTTTTATTTTTCAGATCTTTTATTTTAAATACAAAAATATTATTTTTTTTAATATAACTCATAAAACCGATATATTGGGTTAAATTCTTTTTAGCAGGCAATAAATTCATTATAACTTTTTTTATTTCTTCACTTAAATCATTTTCATCCTCTTTTTCTCCTTTTTTCCATATTCCTGTTTCATTATCCTTAATCATAATAATGCGCTTATTATTGTCATCGTATAATGTGATACCTGTTATATTTTTATCGCGGAGTAACTGATTATCTAAATATTCAAATACTTTATTTTCAAATTCATTATCTCGGTCTAACTCGTCCATATAATTAAGTAAAAACACGATTTCTTGGATAGTCAATTCTTCAATTATATGAGCAACTAAAAATCCTAATAAAAGCGTCAAATCCATCTCATCAACATTATGAAATTCATTTATAACTATTCCATAAAAATTATATATGCTTAATTCTTTTACATCTTTTTGTTCTATTTCAATTCTTTCCTCGTCTTTTGCGATATTATAATTTTCTTTCATTTGTTTTAAAATAGATTGTGTTTTTTCTTTATTTTCTCCAATATTTTTCGGCATTAAATCTTCTGGGTTAAATTTATTACTTGGTAATGTAATAGTCACTTTATCGTGTTTATAATCAATTGGTATTGAACGGTCATATATAGAAATAGCATTATTATTTAATTCACTTGGTTGAAACATATATAAATCGGCAATATTAATTAAATTTCCTAATCTCCCGTATTTATCAGTAATATATTCATAATTATCATCAATCAACTGCGTTAATGCGTAATTGATTTTTTCTATTGGATTATATTTTACCGAATTAATTTGTTTAATTAAATCCTCTTTTCTATAAAAAAATCTTTCTTTAAATAATTCTTTTATTTTATAAACAATCATATCACTTCCAGTAGAAATAAAGGAATGACCATAAGTAGACGTATTTATGTTGTCGTCAGTAATTGTTTTTTTTAATGAAGGGTTACACGTATAATCGCATTTTTTCATATAATCACACGTTGATGAGTATGGTTTATCTCCAATTTGATATTTTAAAAGACCCCCACTTGATAATTCTAAATTTACTGGTTTAATCCCATTTTTAATCATATTTTCAACATTGAAATACATTTGTTTATAATTTAAAATACAATCAATTGCTATTTCTTTTAAAACACGACTAATATGTCCTATTTGAATTGCTTTCATTTCTGCCAATCTGTATACATATAAATCTGCTGCTTCTTCTTCTTTATTTTTCAACAAAGAACCATATAAATAGATTTCAACATTTCTTTGAAGAAAAGGTAACATTTTGTGACTACAATTACGAACAGCGCGCCCAATAATTTGTTCAATGCGGTTCATATTATACCATGGGTCTAAAATATGTACTTGTCGAATAAATTTTAAATCTACTCCCTCTGACCCAGCCTGAGAAATTAATACTACTTTTACTTTACGTCCATCCGAATTATTATCATTAGTTAATTCTTTAATATCACTATTACTATCTGGAGAAAACCCTTTATCACCTGTAATCATTACATATGTTGCACCTTGAAATGGTTTTATTTGGCGTAATGATGGGTCAGATGCTAAAGTCTGAAGACGTTTATTATAATCACTCTTAGATTCAAATGTAATCGCATCTATTTGTTCGGTTGGAGGTGTTTCAAATAAATTTATGCCTCCTCTGGCACGTATGAATCCTAATTCTTCTAATGCCAACGCAATCGGCAATACGCCACCATCAATATATTGAGAATATACCAAAATCACTCCTTTTGAGTTTATAATTCTTTCACATATATTTGATATTTTCCCACTATACTTTTTGATTTGGTCTCTCGAAAATATTCTTCCATATTTTTTTTCATCCTTATAATTAAACTTATGACGAATAAGTGTTTTATCTAAAATTTCATAATTCATTATTCTGGATAACCCGCCCTTTCCTACAAGTTCGCGTGTATCAATATCAGGTATATCAGATGAATCCGCGGTTATGGCGTTTAATCTTTCATCAGGATAAACAATATTTAATGCTTCTAAGGGTTTTTGTAATAAGGTATAACCGAATGATTCCATAGTTTCAAATGATATGTTTTTTTTATCTTTATCTATTTCTTTTTTCAGTTTATCAATTATATAACTATAACCTTTGGATTGATAATCGCCGATATCATTAAGAAAGAGAGAAATTAATTCTATTCCTTGTATAACTGGTTTACCATTTAATTGGTTGCGTGGATATACATTTTCTTCGAATGTATTTTTTTTAGAAAATTCGTGAGGCCATATACGATATGGAAAGGTATATGGATTTTCCCCTCTGACAAATGAAATATATCCCGTTGCTTTTCTCTCCAATAACTTTTTGCCAATTTCTTCTCCATCTTTACTTATTTTAAATGTCCCATCATTATTAAAAACGTCGTTTACTGTTATTGTCGGACGCTTATCATTTAAATTCATAATGTTTACTAACCATATTACCTCTTTATAACTATTATACATCGGTGTTGCTGATAATAATAAAAGACGCAAATTATCAACATTTTTAACTAATTTAAATAACTCTTGGGCAACACGTTTATTTAGATTGTCATCAGTTACACGTATATTATGAACTTCATCAATTATAACTAGTCTATTATTAAAATATCTTTTTAATTTTCGTTTAATCAGATTATTCTTTTGTTTAGTAGTAAGGTCTTTATCTGCTCCGTCAATAGATGAAGAATTACTAATATAATTGGCGAACTCAATATACCCAAAAAATATATAATATTTATTTATAATTTGTTGAACTTGATAAATTATATTATCGCGTGAAAGTCCTTTCATATTAAATGGGTTAAACTCTTTTAAAAATTTATTTCCCGTACATGACCGAATGTTCCATAATCCATCTACTAAATTTAATTTTCTCTCATCAAACAATTGTAATCGGAAATTATTTTGAACGTTGGGCGAAGCAACAATCATTATTTTATTAGCTAGACCTAATTGTTTTAAATAATCACGCATTTCTTCAGAAACACTAATCGCAGAACATGTTTTACCACTACCCAATCCGTGATAAAGCAATAAACTGTTATATGGTGTTTGAAATGATAAAAAATTCCTTACAAAAAGTTGGTGTGGTGAAAGTTCAAACTCGGCATTACATAAAATATCTGAATATTCTTTTATATCTCGAATATCTCCATCATATTGTGTATCATTAAATTCTTTTTTTTCTGCTATCTTAATATTAAAATTTGGATCGTTTAAATTTGGATACAAAAAATTATTTTCTTTTTCAGGTTGAACCATTAACGCGTTATATTCTTCTTTCTCTCTTGTATTATTAGTTGAATTATTTTTTTTAGACGTCTCATCTTCATTTAACTGGATAGTTTCTACAATGGGTGCTTGGATAGATTCTACAATGGGTGCTGGGATAGATTCTACAATGGGCGCTGGGATAGTTTCTACAATGGGTGCTGGGATAGATTCTACAATGGGTGCTGGGATAGATTCTACAATGGGTGCTGGGATAGGGACATTCAAAATAGGGTTTTTTTTATTCAGGCGTTTTAAATATTCCTTTTCTAATATTTTTCTATCCCATTTATCAATAACTTTTTGTTTTAACCCAAAATCTTTAATTAAAATATCTTTTATAGTTTGATCACTTATTGTTTTAATATCAATATTCATTTTAAGAATTGACGGTGTTTGTTTTTCTAATAATCCTCGCTTTATAATTTCAAGTTGAGCAACACTTAATTCTTCTAATTGTTTTTTTCTATCCGTAATATTTTTACATGAAAAAATTTCATTTTCTATATCAATAAATCTTATTTGGTCGTCGGGACATTTAATGACACACTTTTGTGTAAAAGGGTTTTTTTCTGTATCCTCGATACATTTATCAATTGAACTCATTGATATATAATAATATTATTTATTTATTTCTTTATTTCTTTATTTTATATATTTTTTTATTTTATAATTGGTAACTAAATGATGAACACGTTTTAGTATATCTATTTTTTCTAAATTATAATGTCGAATAGATAATAAAGCGTCTTCATATGTTTTCCACTCTATTTTACTTACTTCATAATTATTAAAATCATCTATATTTTCATTATTATTATCATCATTATTTATATATGCCAAAAAATATTTGTGTTTATATGATTTATAATTAGAACCAGTAAATATTTCTTCAAATGGCACTAAATTTTGTATTACATTAATAGATGAACGGTTATATCCAGTTTCTTCTTCAAATTCTCGTAAAGCACAAATTAAATCTTTTTCTTGATAATTATGCCTACCTTTAGGAAACCCCCATTCCTGTTCTTTCCATGTTGTATATGTGGATGTTTCATTTATTAAAGATTGTATATTATATTTTCCATGTATATTTGAGACCTCATTTTTTAATAATTCGAATTTTTCTTTTGCGTTTCTTTCTTCGCCTCTATACTGAATTCCTATATTTGACCCCCATAAATCACTCCATAATAGAATGAATTCTGTGTTTAAAATTTTATGTTTTTCTTCATCTGTCATTTCATAAATAATATTTTTTATGTATTCTTTATTACATATAGGATATTTCCCTCGAATAAATTCAATGTAACCAATCGTATCCTTGCGACGAATCATTAAATATTCAATTACGCCTTTTATATTTTTTCTATATACAATAATACCTATACTAGTAATAGGGTATTTACAGTTTTGAAACATATGTCCATTTTTCCCACAATTGCTACATAAATACATAGTTTCGTTTATCATATTATATTAATATTCTTAATGATAATCTTATTAATATCCTTATTGGTTAATTATTAAATCTTTTTATATTAATTATTTAATAATGACTTTAGAACCAAAAGTATGGGGACCCTTTTATTGGTTTGTATTACATACAATTGTTTTGACATATCCAATTAATCCTAACGAAACTACTAAAAAGAAATATTATGATTTTATACAAAATTTACCTCTCTTTTTACCAATTCCAGAAATAGGTAATAATTTTAGTAAATTATTAGATGACTATCCAGTGACACCTTATTTAGACTCGCGTCCTTCTTTTATGAAATGGATGCATTTTATACATAATAAAATAAATGTATCATTAGATATGCCAGAAATGACAATGGATGAAGCAATGATTGCTTATTATGAACATTACAAACCAAAAGAAGTAAAAAACGAAGAACAACGGAGACGAAGAGAGAAATATGTTTTTTTAGGTATTGTTATATTAATTATAATAGCAGTTACATACCTTTATAATAAATAAATAATTTATAAATTATAAATAAATTATAAATTATTTTTTTCATGGTACTCTTTTTGTAACTGAATATAATATGTATCATCTACTTGTTTATATAAAGGTCTAAAATAATCCCTCATTTTAACAGTTGGTATTTTATCAATATTAGGATGCCAAAACATCATATAATTACAATAAGCGAGAAAATCATTTAATTCATCTTCATTATCTATTTCCATATTAATATCTTTTAGTATATTTAATATTAAAACTAATTTATTTTCTGACATTTTATTATATAATATAATTCAAATACTTATATATATATTATATTATATTATATTATTACAACCTAAACTCTTATATAAAGACTATGAAATTTGAATTACTAATATTTGGTATGACTGCCTTTTTTATAACCAATGTTTATCATGATGGAAAATATGTTCAAATCATGAAATCATGGAAAAAATATTACCAAATGGTTGGCATTGGGTTCGCAGGGTTATCCGCTTATCTTTTTATAAGAAAATATCCGGCACATTCAAGGAGTTTATTTACTCATGCCAATCAAATTATAAAATATATGCCGATTGATAAAGACGCAAGTGATTTATTATCCCCATTGTTTAATATGGAAAAGTCAAATATATTCACAGGCGGCAATCATTACACA